ACAAAGAGAGAGGATTGTCAATACAAAAAGGATAAGAAATTATCTTAAATAAGGTCTTTTTATAATTTTGGGGAATTTAAGCCACTCCCTCGCCCCGTGGGTGGCTGTCGTATATCCCCCCGGGGGGATAACTCCCCGAAAACCCCGGACAGCTTCACCAGCTCCGACAACACCCAACAGAAACACCAGCAACACCCCGAACCCATCGCAAAATACATTTAATCAAGATTAGATTTTACATAAACCCGGACACGGTAAACGCAAAAGAAAGAGCCGCATATATTGGCGGCTTTCGTTCTCATTCTGTCGGACTGTCTGAAGGTGTGGTGTAATGCTTCCGGGCTGTGTGGGCTGTGCTTTCCCTGTTGTGGTGCTGGGTGTGGTGCTGTGTCATTGGAGCAAAAGAAAACCGCCCACGCTGGGCGGCTTCCTGTTATTTGTTCATCTTGAGAATTTCACCGAGTACCACGAAAGGGAAAATTAAAATACAGAATATAACCATATTTTCACCCCATTAAACCACTGTAAAACGCTTGTACGTTGTCGGGGTGCTGTACTCGGTGAATAATTCCGGGTGTACTTTCTTAAAGCTGGAAGAATCAAAACGACTGGAGGAAACGGTTTTATTAGTAGCTTTTGCGGCTCCTTCTGTGACCGTTTCACGGTCTCCCATGATGGCGAGAATATCGGTTTTAATGCTGTCGTTCATGGCTTCCAATTCTTCAATTAAACGCTTGTTTTCTCGGTATTCATTACATAATTTTTCAAACTGTGACATAATTAAACCTCCTTCATCAAGCAACATAATTTTTATATGTTGGTGTGTGTTTTGCTTCGTTTCTAATTTCTTTTATAGCTTCGTTTATTAGCTGGATTGTTTCGGGGGTGCTTTTGTACCCTGTACACCAGCCCGGAAAAACAGCGACTAAACCAGCCCCGGCACACTCCAATAAAAACGCTTTAAGCTGTGTAATTTCCTTTTGTGCTTCCTGTTTTTCGGTGTAATCGTCATAGAAACACCCGAAATTATTTTCAATATCAACCGTGAACCCTTCATAATAACCCGGTTTAATAACCACATGGTAAAAGTAAAAGCTATATTTTTCTAATATGCTTTTTATTTCTTCGTAACTCTCCTCCATATCATAACGGCGGCACTCCTCCAGCTCCTCGGGGCTGTCAAAATCTCCTTCGTTATAATCCATATTGCAGTTATAACCCATCGTTATATAATCACTTGTAAAATAATTCACTGCACCCATAATTAAACCTCCATATATTTATAATTATATTGTTTGACCGTTCCGAGCGTTTCCGCTGTCGGTGCTTCTCCTGTGAACCTGTCCACATACTCAACCGGAATATAAAAAGCGGTATAACGTCCAGTTTCCGAGCCTGTGCAATTATAATTTTCAAAAGCATTTAGAACGCTGTCAAAACTGCACCCTTCACAATTTTGATTGTTTTTGTTTATAGGCATATCCAGCCGCCACACAGAGCCGGGGCGAAGGTTTACCGGGCAAAATAGAACCGTTAAACCGTTGTTATATGCCTGTCTTGCTGTCCTTTTGTTGATTCTCTCGAAATTGAACCCATCAACCGAAAAATTGTATTTTCTCATGTTTAGCCCCTCCATTGATTCCTTCTTGTGTCGAAAATTCCGCTTGCTGTGTCTCCTGTGTCACTGGTGTAAAAATAAATCATTTTCGCCCCGTCCACATATTCAACCCGGAATTTTTTAGCCTTCTCGATTATTTCCCGTTCACGGTATCCGGCATTTAATAACAGTGTTTCCTTCTTAAAGAACCAAAAGCAAGCAACTTTTTTTGTTTCCTTGAATGGTGAAACTGTTGTAACCGTTGTCGGTAAAAATCCGGCGAGCGTGTAACTCTGTTTTGCTCGACAATATGCACCGTGACCGAAATTATTAAAGAATGGAATAGCTGTTATATAATTGGTGTAGTGTTCCGGCTTGATAACATCGTTTTCGACTTCGTCCGGCTTGCTTCTCCAGCTTTTGCCGCTGTCCGTTCTGCTGAATGTCTCGATGGTGCGGAAAATCAAATAATTTTCGTTGGTGTAGTTAAATTTTCTGTAATCGTTCATAATAGAACCTCCTATAAAATAATCTTTTTTTGTGTTGGTCTGTTATCCTTTTGTGATTATATTATAACACTTAAAAGATTGTTTGTCAATACTTTTCGGATAAATTTTTAATCTTTTTTGTGTTATTTTTCAATCCGTCCGAGATTGCTATATATATAATAAGGAAGGAACACCCAACAACACCAGCAGAGCCAGCCCGGACAGGCGAAACGGTGCAATTTTGCTTTACTACGATAAAGTGCTAAAGTATCAAGGGGGGTTTCGGTCAAATTTTTGCATAAAAAAAAGCCGCCCACTCTGCCCGGAAAAGGGCGAGAGCGAGCGACAGTCATAGTCGAAAGTCGAAAGTCGAAAGTCGAAAGTCGAAAGTCGAAAGTCGAAATGATGTTGGGTCGATATAAAGTCGTTAGTCCTCTGAATCATCAGAACCTTGCTCAAGTCGCTTCTGCTGGTCGGCGGCTATGTAGCGTTCTCTGATTTCATCTGCGTTATAGTCGTTGTCTTGGTTGGTGTTAGGAGTAAGTACATACTCGGTCTTGTCTTGATAACCATAGTTGTTCTTCCCGAGGAAGATACCAGCCACAGGGTTGACCTTGCCCGAGTTCATATAGGATTCCCACAAGTTTTCGAGCAAAAAGTACGCCTTTTTTATACAGAGGGCTACCTCGGAAGGCAACGCTGTTTTATACCCAGCAGAGCCAGTAGGAGCGTCATGTGTAATAGCCCACAATGTTCTCCTGTCCATACCCAATGACAATGCCATACCAGCAACAGTAGGCTTCATGTCATTTTCTCCATACAGACCGAAATAGTCGTTAAGTCTCTGCTCCACAGCTTCTACGTCTTGCAAGTCGATACTCGGCATATTAAACAATGCCATCTGCACTTTGAGAAACTTTGTATTTTCTCCGTCCTCAAGGTTATACCCATTCATACCTATCATCGGAGAATTACCACCCCTCGGCTTTTTCTTATTCTTCGGGGCATATTTCTTCTCAATAGGCTTCCCAGTACGAGGAGAGATTTCTACATTTTCCTCGCCGGAAGTCTGCTCTGTAACTGTCTGCTTTTCTTCTGAAACAGTCTTCTTATCCATGAAAACAGTCTCCTTTCTTATTATTCTTATTCCAGTAGTAAAAGTAGTTAAAAATCAATTTTTACGGTAACTTTTAATAGAAGGGATTTTTCTATATAGAGGAAGTTACACGCAAAACCTTAATTTGAACTACTTTTACTACTTCATGTCAAAAAGTCGAAAAGATTGAATTTCAGTCTTTTTAAGACGATTTACCAAATGTCGTTTTTGATAAATTTTCAATCTGATTTGTGTTAATCAACGATTTTCCCGAGATTTTTCGTCCTTACGGTCTTCAAGTAAGCTACTTTCTTCTTAAATGTATCGGGGTAAAGAATCTCGATACTCTTGAGAACCTTATCAGTGTCAATACTCAAATCGTTGCTGTCATTTGCGATAGTCATACTGTCCATGACTTCACGCAAGAGCATACTCGCTCTGTCGTTCGTGCTTCTCATACTGTCATAAGAAGACTTACTCAACACAACAGTATTTACTTCATTATTTGCCATTGTGAATCCTCCTTACTTAATCAGTCTACCGTACCTGTCACGAAGCGGCTCACGACCTACCGATTTCGTGATGTAGCGAGAGGGTACAACCTCGTCAAGAACCCTGTCTATCATCAGCATTTCATCGTTGGAATCGTTCTTCGGGTCGTTGACTTCCTTGTAGACCTCTGCCCATTCCATGAGAACACGAAGAAGTCGATTCTGTCCGAAACCCTCGCTCTTATGCAGAGCATACAGGAATTGCTTTAACAGTCGGCGTGTTTTCTCTATGTCCTCGGCTCGTTGCTTCATCATCTTATTACTGTTCATCTTTGCTCACCCCACAAGGAGAGTTGCAGATGATACGACCACTCTTGCACTTCGGTACGAGCATGAAGTGTAGAGCTTCGGGAACGAGGTCTACCATCTTCTGAACCAGCTCTCGGATTTCCCATTGAGCCTTACTGCACAGTCGCTCGTTGCTCATGTGAATAAGCTCTCGCAAATTACAGGAGAGGTAGAGAGAGGTCTCACAGGCATTAGGGAGAATGTAGCGAGCGTCCTCATTAGGAACTCCGGCATTTTGCATTTGCTTGTACCACGATTCGATACCGTTTACATAGGTATCATAGAGCTTGTCGGTGGTGTCCGGGCGAACATACCCGAAACCGTCCTCGGAACAGTAACGCTGGCTTCTCTGTGTGAAGCTACAATGTCTGTGTCTCACAAGCTGGTGAGAACAGGCACGAGAGATACCCTCAATCTTAAAGGTGAAGTAGATATGCTCGAACACACTATGGTGTCCGTTGCGGTACAGGTGCTTTACCAGCCCGAGAGGATTCTTCGGGTCGCTGTCGTAACAGATACTCGCAATTTGAGCGATAGTCTCGATAGGGTTAGGGGTTGCTTGAATCAGTGTCACCTTCATGTGTTATTCCTCCTTACTTGAACCAATTTCACAGGCACAAGCCGCATATCCGGCTATGTCTACGAAATTATCTGCTTTGAAACTGCCCGAGCCGACACGAGCGACCTTCAGAAGAATCATCATAACAGGAACATCGTCCGGCTTGATAGGTGTATTCAAGTAGTCGCTCCACAGCTTCGCAATCGTAGCGAAATTGTCCTCGGGCTTACCATAAGTATTTTCTCTGTCCTTGCATACAATGTCTGCCGCTGTGCTTAAACATTCTTTTCTGTCCATCATTTCTTTTTGTCTCCTTCCTCGAATACTGTTCGGGTGCAATCCAGCCATACAGGGGGTTGTGTTGCACCACTCAAGATACCCAGCCAAATTGTACCGAAGAACAGAGCCGACAGACGTTCTTTCCAGTTCAGCTTCCAACAGCTTACACACATCTTTGTATCAGTGAACACCCACAGGCTCGAACATTCCTCGTCTGTCATGCTGGGCGGCTTCTGTAAGTTCCTGTTGGCATATTTGAATTTAATTGCTTTCATGCTGTACCTCCTCGGTGATTTCTTTTACACAGTCGGAACAGTAGCACCCTTCGTAACCCTCAATCTTATAGAGGAAACAGCACCACATTCTGTTCCACTTGCCTTTATCTGAACACCGTTTGCAAGAGCCTTGACCCTCACCAGTGCATTTAGTAATCTTCATCGTCTACCTCGCTTTCCTCGAAGTGCTTTGTACACTTGTCTTGACCTCTGCTCATAAAGATTCTGTTCAGCCTGTTTCTTTAGAGCGAGGGCTTGCTTTTGTTCCTCATATTCTTTCTTTTCAGAGAGGTATTCAGAACAAGTGCTGTGACAACCGGGGTATCTTTTCGGTGGAACACAGTCTTTACAGCACTTAATACCCATCGTTACCTCTCTTTCTGAACAGGTGCTTGAGAATGTACCAAAGCTGTGAGAGGTAAGGGTGTTTTTGCTTATAACTCACTACATTACCTCCTTCAGCTTCAATCCCCAGTAAATTACAAAACCACTGGAAGTCGATTTCCTGTCGTACCATTCCGGGTGTCGCTCCATTTCGGAGTTAAACTTACGAGCCGACAGGATATAAGCACCTTCAGACTTCGCCCACATCTTGAAACTCTGATACAGGTCTTTGGCTCTGATATTAGCTGATTCATCACGAGTACAGCGATTCTCAAGGAACTGCAATACGAGGTCATTCTCACGCTCGTATTTCTTGACAACCTCTTTGAGTTCGCCTGTCATGGTAAGACCACGCTTCTTGTAATTCATGTACCCACGAACCAGCCACATGAAGATACCACTCATGGAGCTTTGCTCACACAGTTCGTCTTTCAGTCGTGTGTCCTGTTCTTCCGGGGTGAAGTGACGGTTGAACTCGATAACCTTGATACGCTCGGAAGCGAACAGGGATTTATCAGTAACCATCGGCAAGTCATTACAAGAGAGCCATAAAGTGAACTGTGGTTTAAAGGTAATCGCTGACTGGTACAAAGCACGAGCAGAGATTTCCTCACCACCTGTAAGCTGTTTGATTTTCTCCTCGTCCAGCTTACCGTACTCGTTGCTCTCGGACATGGTGACAAATCG